GATGCGCAGGCGGGGGCGCATTCGGAGAAGTTCTGTCCCCACGTAGAGTCCCGCCATTCCAGCGCCTATGATACAAATATCATACGCGTTTGAATGTTTTGTTGCCGCCGCTGCTGGCATATCTATTATGATGTTAGGGTAACTCGAGACACAAATCAGTGCTTGCGAGTTCGGGAAGTGCGCTTGTACATCCTCCTTGTTCCGCGGCGCTTTCCTCCGTATGCGCGATGGTTACGTGCCCTATCAAGAAACTCATCCCAATGCCTGGTGATGTGTTCCATCTCCGCTGGGCCCGCCTTTTCTAATGTTTCTTCCATTTCTCTTACAGTTTTCATTCTGCGGGCACTTCGAAGACGTCTATCATGTTCATCATTCTCATGATGACTGTAACTGTTGTTCAAAAGAAGTCCTGCAAGATCTGTTAATTGCGAATTAGTTAACTCATTACCGAATTTTGAATGTAATCTCTTCATTTCTTCTTCATACTTACCGGGTTTATGCATTCTATTGTATGCAACCAATTTTACTTCTCCTTATAAAATGTCTGAATCCACTTGTACACCTTCGCGGTGTCGCTGGACTGGAAGGATCCGAGGAACTTGGTGTTATGAATCGCTACGAAGGAGGGAATGGACTTGATGCCGCAGTAGCCTCCAGTGTACTTATTCTGGTCAATATCGCATTTCAGCCAATTGATTCCTTGAGTCGCATCGACCAGCGCGTCCATATCGAGATTCCTGCAGGCGCTGCACCACGTCGCGGTAAAATAGACGACGGTGGTTCCCTCGTAGGGTTTGTGCCCCTCTGGGAGCTCACCGCGGCCGAGGAGCTGCTCAAAATCTTCATGATTCATCAAATATTTCATTCTATTCCTAGAGGGTATTGTATGTTTAGACCTTTGGGTCTGCAACCTTTGTTTAGATCATCTTATTCCTGACGAGGGACAGGCCGAATCCTGCTGCGCAGATGTACGCAAGAATGGCGAGGAAAGGGGCGGAATCATCGAACGCGTCTTCGGAATAGGATTCCTTCATGTCTTTCGCAAAGGAGGAGAGAGGGGGTAAGCCGCCGCCCATTTGGGCAGCACCGAGGGACTTGGCAGCGAGAAGAGAGGTAGCAGTCTGTGCAGAGTAAATACTGCTGGCGATTCCACCACTTGCGAGTAAGGCAGTACCACCCCCCGTAAAATATTGCGCATAGGCCTGGTATCCAGTGGGGAGATTTGCTGCCCACGTGTAGCCATAGGCTGTGAAGGCAGCCGCAATAATGAGCATCAGTGGCAGTGTTAGTTGCCAGTTTCCACTTTTACCACAGTCGTTGTTCGAACAGAAAATGGTTTCACTGAAACTGTTCAGGAAGGAAGGAAGTGGTAGGTGGAACGGCGTACGAAACCCAGTTCTCTTAAAGTCGGAACTCATAATATCGACCACGTCGAAAATGTACCACTGCCCTATTTTCATTAAGGCGTAAAAAATAAAGGAAAATATCGATGGATAAATGGCACCCACAAAACTCGCCGCGAATAGTCCGAGGACGTACGATCCCGCTTTAATAAGGGAGAGAACCGGCATCCCTGTTGCGTACAAATTCGCACCGGCCCATCCAGTTATTGGAAATACTGTTAGAATCTTTAATGCCTCCATTCCCATCGGGATTGCTACATCCGCCATACTCTGGTTTACTCCACGGTTAGATTTTGAACAATAACCCTGCAAATCCGTTCACGATACGTAGGACATTGTGATTGGTAGCATAGATACGTATGTGTGCATTTCCTCGTGTGGGGACGTACTGGGGATTCGTTACGGGGAGGCCGGTATCGGCGCGCATCGTCAGCTGCAGCTTAACAGTGTCAATGCGGCTCATATTGATGGAACCTGATGGCTGTAGCTCCTCGGGCTTCAGCGCGAAAGAATAATTGTAGATATAGGAGGTCGGCACATTGGTGTGATGCTGCCAGGGCTGCACGAGGCGGAAATAGCCTGCATCGCGGACCTCGAATCGGTCGTAGCCATCGATCTGGAGAACGGCGTCCTGGAGTAAGTCTTGTACGAGTCCTGGCTGGACATAGGATGTCGTGGTGAAGTTGAACCATTCATTATTGCATTGAATGGCGTCCCGCTGAAGTAGCCATATCATTTCGCGAACTGGATGATTCATTTCGAGGGGAATCGTCGCCGTAGTATTTGCTGCCGGTATACTTATCTGCGGACTGTACTGTATCTGCTCGATTAGATATTCGTGACTGTTCTTGACAAAGCGGCGGCGCTCCTCCACGTCGAGATGAATATAGTCACCATACATACGAATATCGATGATGCTGGCGGGATTGACGAGGCCACCCCCTCCACATCCATTGCATTCCCCAGTCAGATTTTCAAATGTCTTCAGGTACACCAATTGTTGGAGGGACCGGAGTTTAATATTTATTCTGACGCTGTGGTATTGCATAGCGAGAAGAGGGAGGTAGAGTCCCGGATTTTTGCAGAACCAGAACTGGAGTGGTACGTAGAGCTTGACGGATCCGACGGGGACCACCGAGTTGGTCACAACAGTGGGCTTGGGAGGAGTTGGAGCGGGAGCTATACGCCCGTCGAGGCGTCCAATCATTGCATTGTAACCCTGTGTTTGTCCGACGGAAACTGATAGTTGCGACCATACTTCCATCCATTCTCCGGTTTGTTTATCGATTTCCTGTTCGCCAATTTCAACACTGATTTCCTCGATGAGAGCGTGGCCGATGGAATTCACATAGGCGGCGGCGGTAGAATCTGCAACATAGGTAATCTGGGGCAGAGTGACTTCGAGAATAAGCGGTCCGAGTAGATCGCCTCGGATAGGAACTTTGCAAGTGATACGATTGCCGAAATCGGCAGTTCCGTCGAAATACATTGCCTGTGATTCGACTGCAAAATTCGTGTAGCGGCGATAGACCATTTTGAACCAAGTAATTTGGGGATTGCCGGTTAAAAATACATCCTGTTTTCCTTGAGCTACTAATTGTAATAGACCTCCACCAGTAGGCATTCTACTATTCCTACTTAATCGGAAGACTCCTTTGAGTAGACTATATGGCGCATCAAGTGCCTTCTTTGTAGGACTGCAAACAGTCATTATAGTAATCGTTGTAATCACTGTTTGCACTAATTATTGAAAAAAACAAATCAAACATACCCGATAGAGAGATACGCTATGAGCTCGGCGGACTTGACAAATACATATTTAAATCAACTCTTGTACTCAATTGACCCCAATACGAATCTGCCGATTTCCACATCGTATCTCAACGCTGCAAATGGAAACGGTGGATTCGTTTGGCAATCTGTCTTTGAGACAATCAGCACGCAATCTGGTATTGACAATTTCCCCATACCATACCTCCCCTCCACCATCCAATCCCTGTCGAATTCATCTGGAACGGGGCCAACAGGACCTGCCCAGGGAGCATTTACGTGGCTATCAACTGGCCTCACGATTGTCACCCCTGCATTGGTCCAGAAGGATGCGAATCTGATCGAGGCGTGGGACGCTAACGCATATTCGTTGGAGGGATTCAGACGTGGAAGTATTGCCACCTTTCAGACCCTGCAAGACAACGGAGTGTGTATGGTCGGATTGAGTGAAAATCCTGGGGCAAATACGAGTTATTCCAATATAAACTACGGATTCTATTGTGACTCAAATGCGTCGACATCCATCTATCAGAGCGGTAATCTCATCAGTACGATTGGGTCGTACAGCCCTGCTACTGCATTTCAGGTGCAATATGACGGTGCTCGTATATCGTATTTTACGAACACAACTGTAGTCTATAGCATTACCAGGCCACAGGGAAATCCGCTGTATCTCAATGTTGCCATTCAAACTCCTGGGGCTGGAGTCCAGAATATTCATTACAATGCCCTCGGTGGCATTGGTCCATCGGGTATTCAAGGTGTGACTGGCCCAACGGGGTTCACCGGTACAACTGGTCCAACCGGTCGTACAGGATTTGGTGCAACGGGTCCAACGGGGCCAACGGGACGCACTGGCCCAACTGGATTCGGTCCAACCGGTCCGACGGGGCGAACGGGTCCCACAGGTCGTACTGGTCCGACAGGTGCAACGGGCGCAACAGGGCCAGCTGCAAATACATCAGGATACACCCTGTACAGTCTCACACCCGATCTACCTCCCAATGGAACTTTCACGGTGAATACGTCGAATCTAGTAACAACTACGTCGATTAATGTGGCGGACGTTGATTACAATGGTGTATCAAAAG